GTCTATTTGTAACCATTTTGTAACCGGTTTCCCCTTGACATTTCAGTGTAGTGAAGTACATAAAAAGTCTGAACTAACCACATGGTGCCGGTGGTGCCCTGCACCTCATTATATGTATACATGAGGTGTAACCAATTTGTTATTTGTTGTTCATATCTCGTTAATAATTATATGAGATAATAGCATTAGGATACCAGACCGAAACAAACCCGATAGAGAAAGGACAGTAAACATGATGTACTACAATATGACCAACAAGGAACTGCTTGACGCTTACAACGCAAGCGCGGAGTATGACGAATCCATGTGCTGTGAAATCTGCACCCGTGTTGGGATGCACGAAGAATATTACATGGCAGATGGTAAGAACATTGACCGTGTGATGGAACGGGCAATCGAACAGCTTGAGGCGTGTTGTTAAGAAAGGAGATATAACCATGATTCTCTACATCCGCAAGACAAACAATTTTGAGCAGGTTGAAAACTTCTTGCTCAATCATCCCGATAAGGAATACAAAACAAGTCGGTTTGTGTACTACTTCAAGCAGGTTGGTGATTGTGCGGGAATCTTCCGACGTGCAACAGAGACCTGCACCCGGAGAGGCCGCAAAGCCGGAGACGATGAAATCATTGCATACTATCACGATGGGGAGTTTTAACAATGACAGCATATCAATTTTCTTGTGTCGCGCCTTTCGCGTCGCTGTTCTTTATCATTGGTGTTGCAATTTTCGTTTGTGAGTGGAAAGGATGGTTTTAATATGAGAATCGTGCATCTGGTAGAATATGAATGGATTGACCCCAAGTCAGCACATCCGTGCAACGTTATGCCGGTCGCGGGCCCCAATGGGGGCCAGATGGCCTATAAGATGTTGGGCAAGTCCATGCAGAGGCTCAACAATGAATCTGTTCGGCAGTTATATAAGTATCTGCGGAACAACGGTAACAACCCGTACATGACCGAAAAGAACGGGTCAATCAGAATCCAGTATTTCCGGTGGCCGCGCGGGTATCATTATGATAAGGTCAACCGCAAGTTTGTGAGGGACGACGCATGAAAAAGATAAAGAATCAGTTAGGGCTTGTAAAGCCCGATAAACTGCCAGCCGGTGCGACGGCCAAGAGCGAACAGAAGCCAGCAACCCGCAAGGCCAGCAACAAGAAGCAGGTCAAGCAGAGGAAAGCGGCCAAACTCAAGGAGAAGAAAGCCAGCAAGGCCAGCAAGCCGCCCAAGAAGCGCAAGCAGGGCGGCAAGGGCAGACCGTTCCAGCCCAAACCGTGGGAAGCATACGCACCCAAGGGCCCGAACGCCACAAGCTACACCCGGGAAGAGCTGGAACAGATAGTGCGGCGTGCATCCGGTGCGGCAAATCGACGCTTGAAACGTCTGGAAGAGGCCGGAGAAACCCAAGGCATTTACAAGAGGGCCTTGGGGATGCTGGAAACGCAAGGCCGCACAAAGTTCAGCGGAGCCGTGAAGAGCATGACAAGAACGGAACTTGTCGCGGAGTATCTGCGCCTGCGCGATTTCCTCAGCGCTAAAACGTCCACGATGCAAGGCATCAAGGACTGGAAACGGAACGTTTATGAATCCCTCAAGGACAGGGGTTTCACCGGGTCACAAGAAGAGCTTTCAGAACTGTTTGACAAGTACATGACAAAAGAGCTTGAGGCGGCGTTGGGTTCTGATGTGGTTTATACGTTGTTGCAGACAGACAACGGCAGGCCCTTTTTGCAACGGGCCAAGGACGCGATAGACCGCGCAAAGCAGACGGGAGAGAGCCAAACAACGGCCCTTTCCCGTGAATTCAATATCACGACAGAAGAGCAGACGGCACAAATTCTAGCAAAGTATTTTGGGGGTTAAATCATGCGAGAATGCAGGGGTGAACAGATAGCGGAGAGCAAAGACGAGTTTCTGTCTATGCTGGGCACTCCCAAAACTGTACAGGAGCGAACCAAGAAGAACGCCAGACCGAAACCCCGTTATTTAGATGTAACCTGTACATTTGATATAGAGACCACCAACACCGATACAGACGGCTTTGCTTATACCTTTCAAACGTGCATTGGTGGCGCGGTCGTCGTGCCGCGATACTTTGAAGAGTGGGCCGATATCATAGAAACGCTGGTCGATAAGTGGAGTATCACAGAACGAAAGCGCCTTGTTATTTTTGTTCATAATCTTGGGTATGAGTATACATACCTCATTCAGATGTTATGTGACCGGTGGGGAGATTGCAAGGCCCTTTATACCAAGAGCCGGAAACCCCTGTATTTGCAGTTCGACAACGGTATTGAATTCCGGGACAGTTTAAAGCTGTTCCAAAAGAGCCTTGCCAGAGCAACAGAAGGATGCAAGCACGAAAAGCTCAAGGGTGACTTGGATTATTCTGTATATAGAACAGCCGATACTCCCCTTGATGATACCGAATTTGCATACTGCGTCAATGATGTGTTGGGCCTCTGGGAAGCAATCGAGCGTTTGAAAGCAGAACGCAATTACAACGCGGCGACGCTTCCCATAACAAACACGGCCCTTGTCATTAAAGAAGTCAACAAGCATTTGACAGGCGACAGCAGGACACTGCAAAAGATGCAAGCGCTTGAGCTCAACCGGGAACAAATGGAAATCGCATATAAAGCAATGGCAGGTGGTGACACACACGGCACCCGGTGGCGTGCAGGTCACACTTACCGCAATTGTAACAGTTACGATTTCAAGAGCGCCCACCCATCTCAACAGCTTTTGTGGAAGTTTCCAGAAGGAAAACCCATGATGTTACCACAAGGCCAGCCCCAAGCAGTGATGGACAATATCATATCCTGCGGCATGGGGTGGATTGCAGAGATAGCAATTAAGGGGTTGCAGATACGGCCCGAATGCCCAGACCCCGTGATTTCTGTTAGCAAGTGCGCGGGCCTCAAATGCGACGATGAAAACAAGGACAATGGCAGAGTTTTGCAAGCAGATGAAACATTGCTGTATTGTGATTCCAACGACTGGCAGAGAATCAAAGAAGCATACACCTTTGAACGGGTGGTGATGCACCGGGGATTCTGTTTTCGGCTGGGGTATCTTCCCGATTCTTTCCGTATGGTTATCTTTGATAAGTTCAAAATCAAAGAGACCATGAAAGGTTCCCCCGAATATGCTTTCTCCAAAATCTGCGTCAACACGATTTTCGGAGCCTGCGCCCAAAAGACGATAAGGGACGAATACACGGCAGAAATCGGAGACAGCATTGATTTTGAGCGTATGAGTTGGGAAGTCAACTTGGAAAAGAAAACCCCTGCGGAGATACAGAAGAGCCAGAAAGGCAAGTTTCCGTTTCTCTGGGGTCTGTGGACAGCCAGCATGACGCGGCTCAAGCTCTGGCAACTGTTGAAAATCGTAGGATGGGAAAAGGTGATTTACTGGGATACAGATTCATGCAAGTTTGAAGGGGCCAAGGTTCCAGAGGTTGAAGAGTATAACCGGGAAGTTGCCGCCCAGTGTGAAAAGCGCGGCGTGGTGGTCACGAAACCCAACGGTAAGAAAGTCTATATCGGGATAGCAGAGGACGAACACCCGCAAGCCGATTATGGTTACACCGAATTCAGATTCTTACACGCCAAGTGTTACGCGGCCCGGACGTGCGAAGGTGTGCTAGAAAGCACCATTGCAGGAGTAGGCAAGAAAGAAGGGCAGGCGGCGCTTAAAGATGATATTGAAAATCTGAATGACTTCCTTATCATTGATGATGCAGGTGGTCAGATGCTTTCTTACCACGACAGCCCCATAAAAGAGCGCCACGACTTCCAGCGCGTCACCCACTCGGCTAGTTGGATAGTTATGACCCCACGTCGGTATGAGGTGGGCGGCATCAATAATTTTACTGAGGAACGATTAGGATAAATGTTCCACATGGAACAAAAGAAGAGCCCCCGCTCTTGTTTGTAGCGGGGGCTCTTTAGTTTTGTCAGGAAATCGTAGCGTGCACGATGAAGTGAAGAATGTATGACTTTGTTTCGATGTCGCTAGGAAGGCTCGACTTGGGAACAGATGCGGTCAGTCGAACGCCTGCACCGACAAAGCTAGCAGTAAGTACCACGTCATTATGGTCAATGTGGTACCATGGGGTTCCATCCAGATAAAGCACCTCAGCAAATCTTACTGTAACGCCCGAAACTGTTGCATCTTTGGGGAACTCGGGGAAAGTTTTAAGGGGGAACGGAAGAATAACGCTTGCGTAGTTGCCTTCGCGCTCGTTACCATTCGCCCACGCGGTAGCAATATCAACGTCACTATAGTAAACAGAAGCGGGAAGAGGCACGCTGTTATTCTTCAGAGTAGCAATCGCCGTATCCTGCTGGGTGTTCTTGGTCTTGATATCCGCGATTTCCTGCTTGTTGGTGGTGTTGTCACCTTCCAGAGTAGAAATGCGGGTTTCATGGTCGGCCAGCTCGGTGGCATGGGTCGCCAGCTCTGCGGCGTTCTTGGCAATGAGCTGGCCGTTCGCCAGCTCTGCGGCCTTGGCGCGGTCGATTTCGGCGGTCAACGCGGTATTGGTGCTGTCGGTCTTGGTGTCCAGCTGGGTTAAGTGGGCCTTTGCCTGTTCGCAACACTCTTCCAGTTTGTCCAGCCGTCCATCCTGCTGAACGTCCTTCTCCTGAATGTGCGCGATTGCATCCCGGTTGGATTCAATCTTAGCCTCATCCTCGGTAAGGTCAGACCGGAGACCGTCCGTCACACTGGTAAGGCGTTCGATAGCCTGATGATTTGCCGTGATTTCCTCATGCTGGGCGGTAAGACGGCCCTCATGGTCGGCCAGCTGTTCGGCATGGTCGGCCAGCTCGTGGGCGTTCTTGGCGATAGCGGCGGCATTGTCCTGAATGTTCTTGGTATTCTTGGCAATGTCGGCGGTGTTCTGGGCGATGCTGGCATCGTGGCTCTTGAGCTTGGTATCAATGCCGTTCAGCCGGGAATCATGCTCGGTGTCCTTTGCCTGAAGGGCGGCAATATCGCCGTCATTGCTGGTGATTTGCCTCTGTAAATCCTCGTCCTTGGCGTGCAGGTCTGCAATCTCGGTGGTGTGCTGGGCGGTGGTGGCCTGCAACCCGTCAATTTCGGTCTCGGCAGTCGCCACGCGCTCGGCCAGAGCGTCAACACGGGCCTTATCCTCGGCAACCGTGTTTTTCATCTCCGCGTTGTCCTTGGTGAACTGGTCGATTTTCTCCCGGAATTCCGCGTTGTCAGACGCGAAACCGGAGACCTGAGACGACAGGTCTTTCACCTCGTTCTTATACTGCTCTACCTGCGCATTATACGCACCGGTCTTGGCCCAGTATCTCGTATTGGTGATATCCACGCCTGGGCCCACGTTGCACTTGCTGGTGTAGCTTTCGCCGTCGTGGGTCACAATGGTAAGGGATTCGTAGGAGCGGTGATTGTCCCACTCAATGGGGTCTGCGAAAATCGGCACATACCGGGAGCCGATATACTGAGACGGGGGACACGGCCCACAGGGAACAGGGGGGCGGGGCGGCATCGGCGGGTGATGGGGGCCGCAAGGGCCCGGCCCCTGTGGGCCGGGGTCAGCAGGCGCAAAGGGCGCGGGTTTGATGGGGAAACCACAATCATTCTTGCAACTCATATAGAAACTCCTTTCTTAATAGGTGATGATAAGATGACCATACTCGGGCTCGGTGATATCGGTGCCGGTGTTGAAGGTCAGCCAGCCCCAATTTGCAGGGACGTATGCGCAGAAATGCCCGTCCGGGGTCAGACCAAACCACACAAAACGAACCATTTCACAGACCATAGCAGGCAGATTTTTGTCTGCCCATTCCAGAAACTTGCCGTTCTCAAAGTCACCGTCGTTCAGACGGTCGTTGATACACTTCTGAGCGGCGGCAAGGTCAGCCATTGCGGAATTGAGCGCGGTGATGTTGCCGCCCTGCGATTCCTGCCCTTTGGCAATGCCCTGCACCAGAGCTGTCAAGCTCTGAATCTGGGAGACCATCCAACGAAGGTCATACATCCCCGGGTCGCCGGGGACGTAGGGCGGGGACGGGCAAAACGGATAGTCCATAAATTCACCCCCTCATTTCTTTCAACAGCTCGTCGGCCCGGATTGCTTCCGGGGTAAAGCTGTTGTTTTTCCACCATGCCCAAAGAGCGGCGGCGGTCGTCAGACCGGTGGTCACCCAAGGCTCAAGGGTGGCGCTGTCGATGGGCAGGGGGCTCAGACCGGCCACGCTAAGAACCTGATTTGCCAGAGCCAGCGCGAGAACGGCGGTTCTTGCAATCGTTGCGGGCTTGATTTTCATATCAATCACCTTTCCTTTCTAAGTCGTCGATACGGTGGTTCACCACTTTCATTTGCTCTTCCAGCACGGGAACACGGCGGGCAAAGTGGTTATGTTCGCGCACTTCCCGGGTCAATTCATCTAGTCTGGTATCGGTGATGGCCTGCGTCTTGCTGTTTGCGATAAGAACACCCGAAAGCGTCACAAGCCCGCCGATAAGAGCAACGATGATTTCCGATATCATATTAACACCCCCCTCAATAAAAGTCAAGGCAGAAAGTGCGGTGAAAACTGTCTGCGATAACACGATACATATTGAAAAGCACCGTCTGCCGCTCTGCCTCAATCATCTCCTGCGTCGTGGTAACACCGATGTTGCCGCCTCGCTTCCACTCGTGAACGGTGGTCACGGTCTCCGATTCCTTGCCGGTGACAGCGGCAAGGCCGTGCTCCTCATGTTTGCCGGTCTTAGAATCCTGCGCGGTTCCACGGTCTCCGGCCTGCCGCTCGGTGTGCCCGTGTCCATCGGTGCGGCCCGTGTCTCCATGGGTGCCGTGGGCCCGGTCGATGCTGTCCCGCTGGCCGGTGGTAAGGCCCTCGGTGTCCTGCTTGGTCTCGGTGTCCGACGTGCTTTCTTGGTGGTCGGTCATGTTCTCGGTGGTTACGTCGTCTTGGGTGCCGGTGGTGTTCTCGGTCTCCGTCCAATTGGTTTTGCGGGTATCGTCTGCGGTGCCGGTTTCCTTATAGATAGTGGTGGATGCGTCGAACGGCTGATAAGTTGCCTCGTTCTCGGCAGAAACCTTGCCCTCAACGTCCGTCTGGCTGTCCTTGGTGGTCTTGACTTTATCGGTCATGGTTTCATCATGGGATGCAAGACGGGTGCCGGTGGTATCCCGGTCAAGGGTGCCCTTGGTGTCCCGGGTCTCGTCCGCGCTGGTCTGGGTATGAGCAAAACCATGCTCTTTTCCGGCAGTACTGCCCACCGTTTTCTCCTGCCCTGCGGTGTTGTCCGTGGTGAAACCGTCCGCTTTCGTGTCCTCATGGTAAAGGTTGCCGGTGGTCTCCATCTGGTGGCGGTCGTCTGCGTGCTGGCTCTGCTCGTCGGCTCCACCATGGGAGTGGGTGGCCGTGTTCTCGGCGGTATCCTTGGCCCGTTCGGTGGTGTCCTTGGTCAGCTCGTGCACGTCGGTGTTCCAGATGGGATTATATTCCAGCTTGGTTGTAGCAAAAAGTTTTTTCCAAATGGGGAGATTTTCGCGGCTCCACCAGTACAATTCCGATTTCATCCAAATAGGATCGGGGTGATACAGCGGAGCCAGACCGTGGGCCCTGCGGATAGCTTGAATAACTCCCGCTTTCTCCATGCCCTCGGGGACAATCATATTTGCAAAAAGATTTGGGTCAACCATCAACAGCGCTTCCAGATTGCAAGAGGATACTAACTCATTCACCAACATTGTTATTCACCTCTTCCCCTTCGTTGGTCTCGTCGGCCTCGCCTGCGTCAAAATCGGGCTCAACCATTTTAAAGGTAATATTTGTATCGTACATTTCATTCACGATTGCAAGGGATTTTTCCAACGTGATGCGCCAGACCTCGCGCCGATTGAAGGTCTCCGCGTCTGCCGCTTTCGATTCCGTCACAACCATTCTTTCTTTTTTGTTGGGCTGGACAGACACGCCCAGTTCCCTGTAAAAGTCGCACAGGATGTTCCGACGATACTCCATCAAATCGGGAAGAATAAAGTTCTTGGAAAGATCGCGGTCAAACTGCATGATGGGCAGGGTAAAATCTCCATCGGCCTTTGTGGTCAACTGCTGTTTCAAATCGGCGTTGATAACAACAGCGGGGGCACCGTTTGCCAGCTTGTTAAAGATTCCTTCCATGGTGCGCTTGCCCTTGTCGTCCTTGGCAATGGCCGCGTATGCAAAACGGGCATTGATTGCGCTCTGCCGGATTGCGATTTCTGCCAACTGCATCTCCCGCGCATACTTGGTCACTAAATCCCACGTTCCTTGATAGTCGGGTGTAAGCTTGATAACAGCGCACTCTTTGCCGATTTCCAGAGGGCGCGGAAAATTAAAGAACGTCGTTGAAATCTGCATCCCGCGCGGCTGGTATTGCAGGCCGTAGCCGGTCGGAAATGCGGGCTGTACAACAAGCCCGTATGTTTTCGACTTGAAAACAGTTGCGTAACCGGTGCGGAAAAGCTGGTATAAAAATGCGTCGTAGTCCCACCCGATTTGACCGGGGCCGTTCTCGGGGAGCCCGTTGAATTCAATGAGACCGCGCAACCTCTGAAAGAAGGAGCGCTCCCAGTAATTCATTGCATCGGTGGAAAACGTTGCATCGAAATTCCCGCACAGCGTGCCGCCGTCGTAGTATCCGCTATAACATTGGTACATATAATCACCTCATTCGATAAACACGCCGCTATCCATTGCGGCGTTGATGTAAGAAATTTCATCGGGCTTGGCGTTCAGCGGAGCACAGGAGAAACCACGGGTCTTGCAATAACCCTGCACAGGCTTTGCAACTTTCATTACCGGATAACCGTACACTTTTTGGAAACCTGCATCGTCTACCGGGGGATAATACAGCAGGGTCAACTTTGCTTCCAAAGGTAGCTGTACCTGCGACGCACCACCCATAGTTCCGGCAGAACAGTTGATGGGGGAAACTGTTTGTTGCACACCCTGCGCAACTTGGGCCATACCTTGCGCGGCCTGAGATACGCCGCCTGTGAATCCTGCCACGGTAGACAGGAGACCCCCGCCGAAATTCATTGTGCCGGTGACTGTGTTGATTGCACCGGTCAGCGCACGCACCGGGTCAATGTTACTGGTGCCGATTCCGTAGGGGCTGGCTATGCTGGTGCTTCCAGCGTATACCGTGTAATCTCCTGCCCGGACTAGTGTTGTTACACTGCCATCCACGAAACACACAGACCAGTCAACATCAATATTTGCCGCCGTGTTGCATTGGTCAACGGGAACCGCCAGCGTGCCCACGAAAGGAACATAAAGCTGTATTTGACAGTTCATGCGCTTCCAGTCGTCAGCAGGCCACGGGATAGCAATAGTCGTGTGAACACTACGGGAACTGGACGGAGTGACCTGTTGTGCAAAAACGGTGGTGTTGAACTGCCCCAAGGTGATTTCCGTCTGCCGTCCTGCGCCGTATCTGGAAAGGTTTATGGGTATCCAGATGCAGGAGCGGACGCACTCCAATGCGTTGCCGCCGAACAAAAGTTTGTTCATAAACTCGGGCAATGCCAGTTCCCAAGTAACCATAGGCTTTGTAAAGGCTTCCCACGTCAAGGAAACTGCGGTCAACAAACTTCCCAACGTGGCGGCGCTCATTGCATAGGCGTGCAGGCCAGATTTACCAACACAGGACAGAATAAATGTGCCACCAGAGGCATCAATATTTCCGTCCGTGATATCTGCCGACGCTGTGGAAATCTGGGGAGCCATTCCCACGGCCTGCCGGGTGTCCTGCAAACGGAACGTCGCTCCACTGGAATCTTGATTGAATCCATATTCAATAAAAGCGTCCGTTTTAAGAATAGTATCACGGTAGGTTGCCAGCGGGTCAAGCTCCAGCGTGAACTGCCAAATGTTGGCGGTGCCCCTGCCTCGGATACCGATTGAAATATCGCGTATCCAATAGAAACTTGCCGTCTCTTCGCACTGGCAATAATTCCACTGGGGGGAAATGTTGATACTGTTCAACGTGACGTAAATCACGGGCCGCTCCATGCTGGTGGTTTGCTTGAAATCGCAACGCTCCTCGTCAGGGAGCTTGGTATAATCAAATGCTTTGGTTGAATTCACGCGCTTCTCAATGTTTCCAAAGTGGAAGTGATACCCGTGTTCTACACTGGGCGCGGGAACTGCGCCATTAAATTCGCCTCGTGCCATTGTTTCACCTACTTTCTAACAATAAAGGCCCGGCCTTTTACGGTCGGGCCTTCGCGGCTGGTTACGGATGTGCGTCGTCGCTCATATAGAAGAGAATTGCATTCTCTGTGGGGTCACTGAGATAGTTCATCTTCCAATGATGTTCGGTATTGTAATACTCGCCTTTCGTGTTGAAAGGCGTGGTATAAACACTATCCATCATGTAGACGGTCGCCAGCGCTCTGCGGTCATACAGCAGACCCACCACCATGGGCAGGTCAACTTTGTTACCGGTCTCCTGCTTGGCGGTGTTCACGTTGAACTGAGCGGGAATGACCGTCACGCGGCTCTTGTCGTTGATGTTCTGCCAGAAGTTGACCCCCTCATAGTTGCCAAAGGAAAGGTAACCGGGGCCAAAGATAGCAGGGAACACCCACGACTTGGCATCATTGATGAGGGGCTGGTACAGAAGCAGTTTCTGTTCACTCTTGGGAGTGTGCCGGAGCAGGGTCAACGGGTTTCCGTCGTCGTCGGTGCAGACGGGAACCAGATGATAAAGGTCGGTGCTTTCCTCAAGCAGGGCCGTCTGGGTTTCCAGCAGGGAGACAAAGAATGAAAGGAATTCCTGCAAATGGGTGGTCAGCAGGTCGGCGGTGGTGTACGCGGTGCCGCGTGCCTTGTTGAATTCGGCAGTAAGGTTGACCTTCTGGCTGGGTTTGCCGGTGTTGTACAGACTGCCGATAAAGTTCATCACGACGGCGCGATTCTCTGCAGTTTTCCAGCGGGCCACGTCGTTTGCAACTTCCGTGGTGATACCGGCAAGGAACGCCGACAGTTCGCTTTCGCTGGTGAAAGCGGTCGTCAGCTGAGATCGGAACGTGGTATAGGTCTGGTCAAGCGTGGCCTGCCCAGTATACCACATTTCCAGCGGGTAGCGCTTGGAAATTTTGTACATATCCACGCTCTGCCCGTCGCGCAAGGTGTTGGGATTCTGCACAGTGTTGATGAACTTGGTTTCGTCAAACTTTCCAGAGAAGAAAGCGATTTTGCGGATGAACAGCCCCCACTCCTGTGACGTGGTTTCGATGCTGGTAAACCTGCCGCTATATGCGCGGGTGGTAATGATGGTACGCGAAACCATGTTATAGAGGGCCTGCAACGTGCCCTCTTTGCTGGTGTTCAGACACATCTGCCCGACGTTGATAAAAGAAGAGGTATCAACGGCAGTGATTGCCGTCTGGCCCGTCACCTGCTGAACCAGATTATTGGCAATGGTATAAATGTCCTGCGGACGAAAAACCGTTGCGCCTGCCTTTGCGGGGAAATTCGGGTTTGCCATTACTTAACAACTCCTTCCATACTATTGAAATTGGGACTTTCGGGTGCAGGGGCAGGCTTGACCGCCCCAAGGATGATATCTTCCACACTGGTGACAGTGGGAAGAGCGCCCACGGTGCCAGCGGTCGGAACATTGAGCGCGTCAACCTTTTTGCTAAGATCGGCAAGGCTTGCCACCAGCTGGCCAAGGTCGGGAGTGGGAACCGTCGCCGGAGCGGTCGGAACCTGCACAGGGCTGGGGGGAGTGGGAACCGTCGCCGGAGCGGTCGGAACCTGCACAGGGCTGGGGGGAGTGGTCTGGGGATTGCCCAGATTCATAAAAGCGGCAATATCGGTTTTGGAAAAACCTGCGTTTGCCAATGCGAGAACGTCGTTAATGCTGAGTGCCATAATCAATAGGCTCCTTTCCATCTTGATTTGTTGGTTCTAACGTCCACATGGGTGAACGTGTGATATACGCCGATACCGCCAGAAGCGCCCAAATAGACCTCTGCTATCTCTGCGATTCTGGACGGTGTCACGCCCTCAACCCAAATGTCAGCCGCCATGCCGTTACAATGCTGAGACCGGGGAGAGGCGTTTTTGAGAGTGGCGTTGTATTCCTTGCTTCGGTATCCGCTGTTAATGTGTACCGGTTTACCGGTAAAATTCCGGATGTTTTCAAGCAAAGTCAAAAGCCGCTCGTCAACCTTTACAATGTCGCTGGGGTCATGCTTGGAATGGAATTCCCGAACGCGAAAGTGCGGGGAGAGCCGCTTTTCTGCGGCGTATTTGTATGAATAAGTAAGCATTGCCTACTCCTTTCTATAAAAGCAGGGGTGCGCAACTTAGAAATGCTACCCCACAGGCTTCCGGCCTGTCTAAGTTTTGGGGGCCCCTGCACCTTTATCATACTATCTTTAATCGTCGATGTCAAGGAATTCTTTGATTTTGAGCAACGTGGGCACGTCGGAGCACCAAATCTGGTTAAGATTTAACATAGCCTCAAAGAACGGGTGATGCAGACGGAAAGCGGTTTTCCCTGCTTTCGTGTCCGGATACACTTCCCGGCTTTCATGCCGGGAAGTGCACAGATACACATGATTCCCGTCGTACACATACGCATATAACCCCGCCACAGAATATAGGGGTTTCATGCCTTTAAGGTTCATGGGCCGTACCGCTTCCAGATTGTTGTAAGCAAACTGATTTTCCATTGCCATTTTATAAAACTTTGAATCCTTGTTTTTCATCATGTGACGCATGAAAGCGGTCTGCGCACGCTGGACACTTACCGCACTGGATTTGGGCATACCAATGAACACGCCGCTTTCTGTTACCGTCCACTCTTTGCCCGTCCTGCACAGCTTGGCGATTTCATCCACCACGCCAAGCTCAACCAAAATAGGTGACGCGATATCAAACGCATTCGCCAAAAGCCAGAGCCGGAGCGGGGGCTTTCCTTCCAGTTCTCTGTTTCCGTTGATGGTTACATAGGCATTCAAAAGCGCGTCGCCCTCTGCCTTGCGTTTAATAACAATTCTTTCGGGAATGAATTCATCAAAAACAACGTCCTCAAACTGAGATCCATTGAAACCACGGATATTCGCAATGCTGGGGAGCGTCATGCCGATTCCGTATTTCTCCAAACACTGCTTGGGTTTGCCGTCCTCATACTCAAACCTGCCGATTGTATAGGTGACTTTGCCGCCTTTCACAATATCAGCGTCAAACCCCTCTTTTTTCAGAGGCAAGAACGGGTTTAAATCGGGGTCGCTGGTGATAGCGTCAAACTCTGTGGTTGTGCGACGTAGGTACAGGAACCGCTTGCCCTCGTTCAGCTCATATTTCAATGTGCCATAGGTTTTACCGACTTGACGTTTACCAATAAGGATATTGCACCAACAACCTAAAGAAGCGATGGACGGGATATTAACCCATCCATCGCTTTCATATAGGTCAAGCGCAATATTTTTCATGTTGCGCTTGCTCATGCTTACACCTCGTAACGGGTCTTATAATCCGTCTTTTCGCCCTGCGCCGTTGCGTGCTCTGAAACTACGGCAATGATGCGCTGGGCATCCTGCTCAGAGAAGTACACGCGGTACAGGTCATAATACTGCCCGTCCCGCCCCTTGCTCTGCGGCATTGCGATAAACTCGCCGTTTTTGCCGTCAACGACTTTCAGATTGAGGAACGTCGCGCCCGGGACATTCAGAGTGAACACACAAATTCGGTCGGAAATGAGGTGACACGCCTGCACCGTTGCGCCCTCAATGGACAGATAAGACTGGACGACTTCGGGAGCGGCGTTCTGTTTGTTCTTGTTAAACATGATATTCTTTCCTTTCATTATAAAGGGTGTCGAGCTCAGAAAATCCAACGGAGCATAAACTGCTTGGCAACGCTGTCGCCGTTGGTCGGAAAAAGCGCCGTGGGGCTCTGGTTCGTGTAGATGCTGGCAATGTGGTGTTTCTGCGCTTCCAGCTCTGCCGCCTGCTGTTCCATGGTCTTGCCACCGTGACAGCAGGGAGACCACTGGGGCGCATACGGGAAACCACGGCGTGCCGCCTCTTCAAAGGCGGTGAAGGGCAATGGGTCAAGCTTGCCCACGCCGTCCACGATATTTAGAAGATTCCCGTCCTTATCATAGACAATGCCGTATATGTTTTGTGCCGCGTCCTCATAAAGAAAGGTATGAGAAACATTGGTCGGAGTGGAACAGGGACCGGTACAGGTGCAAGGGTCAGTCATTGGAAGCACTCCCTTCTTTATATGCGCTGGTGAAGTCGTCACCGTCAAGCATGAAATCGTGCGGAATCTCTGCGCCAATTTCGCATTTCAGCCTTTCGGCGTTGATATCCTCAAGAGCCATTTCAAGGCCCTTGGAACCGGTGGCAGAGGTCCACGGTTTCATACCGTGCATCTTGACGACTTCCAGACAGTCGCGCTTGCTGTTCCAGTCCGGAAACAGCAGGGTCAAAACCTGCTTGTCTTTCACTGCTTCCACAGTGACATACTTCACAATAACTTTCATTGTGTTTCGTCCTTTCATCTCGTGGTTGATGTACGATGCAAGTTTTTCCTTGCAATTATATAGTAACATAGGGCACATCAGAAATTATGAACAGGGTGTTAATAATTGGTTACACCTCATGTATACATATAATGAGGTGCAGGGCACCACCGGCACCATGTGGTTAGTTCAGACTTTTTATGTACTTCACTACACTGAAATGTCAAGGGGAAACCGGTTACAAAATGGTTACAAATAGAC